AGCAGCTTCAAAAGTCCAACGTGCTGATAGCTTACGAGTCTTAGCTTCAACAGGTTGCTTTAGAATCTGAACGTTCAAACGACGACCTGGTGTGCCTTCAAGTGCAGCAGTGAAACCAGCACGACCGTCTGCGCTATTAACGCCTGATGGAGCGCCTGAATAACCAGATGCAATCTTGAATGGTGAAAGTGCTTCGTCATTGATGTTTGCATTGGTACCAAACTGTCCAGTACCATTGCTTGTGAAGCTATCTGCATAGCGAACACGTAGAGTGTGAATCTGCGCAACTGGTCCAGTCATAGGCTGAACACCAACGATTTCGTTGGCAATAACAGTAGGCATAACACGACGGATAACAGGTAGAATAACACGATTAAGTGTTGCTACGTTACCGCTTGCAGTACCACCAGCAGTTGCATTTTCTGCTAGGTACTTCTTGGTATTTTCCAATACCATTGACATTGTAGTACGACGATTACCGCTTAAGCCTTCCAATAGGGCTGCTTTGGTTTCGTCCCAACGTCCTTCAATTAGTTCTTGTGTCATAGGGTCTTCTCCAATTAATTAGTTTCTTATTAGTCCAGCCAGACGCTTCATTTCAACAATGTTGTTTGAACTCTGATCTGCTTTAACAGTACGATCACCAGTTACTTCTTTACGGTTTTCTGCAATCATTTCCTTTTTAACAGGACTTGATACAGTACCTTCCATAACTGGATTGAGATACTTTTTAAATGCTGCGTCTAATTTATCTGTTGGGACTGATTCCAGCAGTGTTGACATCACAGCGGCTTTTTCTTTGCTTAGCGGACCAAGCAAATCGTTGATTTTGCCTTTTCTTTCGATACTTTCGTTGATGCGGCGTATTTCATCATTTTTCTTCTTAACTTCAGTCATTGCACGTTCTGATTGCTCACGCGCTTCGCTAAGTTGATTCATCATTTCATTCATCTTCTTAGTTAGCTTGTTAATATCAGCACGTTCGTTAAGATAGCTTGCACCGAATTCAGTTGCAAAAGCTTCGAAAATCTTGCGACCGAAGTTGTTTTCTTTTGCTTCTTGAATATCAGTTTTAAGTTGAGTTAATTCTGAACGCAGATGGGTTGTAACTGTATTTTCTACAAGAGCACTTGCTTTCTTAACAAAACTATCACGAAGAGTTTCTAACTTCTTACGACCTTCAGTTACTACTGCAACCTTAGTACGTGCGAGATCAGCCTTGTCTTGTGCAAATTCTGAAATTTCAGCTTGCAGGTTTTCAGCAACAAATGCTTCTAACTTTGCAATATTCTTTTGCATATTGATACGGTCATTGCGTAGTTCGCTAACTTCACTAGCTAGTGATTCACTTAAATAAGAATCGAAATTCTTAGCCTTGTTGATCATTTGCTGTGTAAATTTTACACGATCTTCGCTAACTAATTCACGTTCTGCTGCAATCTTGCGAACTTCAGCAGTTAGTGATTCATTAACCATCTTGTCCAGAGCCTCTACCATAACAGCACGGTCATGTGCATAGCGACCTGCCATTTCTTCACGAATTTCTGCACGAATTTCACCACGTGCTTCATCTAGCTTAGCATTCCATGCTTCTTCTAGAGTCTTACGAGTGTCTTCATTCAGAAGTCCGCTTTCTAGTAATGGTTTTAGAGCTTCGAACATTAATTTCTCCTGAACTTATATCTTTAATTCAGCAATAAACTTACGGACTGATTCCTGTAAGTATTTCTGAACTCGTTGATCTTTATTTAAATCTTTAGCCATATCCAGAATACGTTGCCCACCATTCATATTCATCAGTCCTTCATAGACTGCAGTTGGGTAGGCATTAGGTGCGCTGGGTTGTGCTACAATATCGACAGTAACGATATCAAAATCGCTTACTGCGCCGTCATGTTCATTAACATTACCTGATCCACGACTGCTTACTCCTAGTTTAACACCACTTTCTAACATGGTGCGAACTAAATTACCCATTGGGGTGGGCAAAATCTTCATCTTTCCAAAACCATTTGGTCCATCTAACCACATTTCTGTAATCATGTGACTTACACGGTCAAGATTGATACGTAGGTTGGTTGGGTGATCTACTTCACCCAACACACTATAACCTGTTTTAATTTGCTTGTTTAACGTTTCAATAGCACGATTGATTTCATTGATAGGATATACACGTTGGTTAGCGTTCTTAACGCCACCTTGGATACAAATACCCTTCAGATAAAGGTTTTTACCTTCATCTGAATGAGTCATTTCCATCATAGCCTGATCGTAACTGAGATGCTCTACTAGCAAATTATTCATTTTCTTTCCTTATTAGCGAGGTAAAACGTCTTTCTTATTAACGTTTGGACCGCCGCCTGTAGCGAACTTGCCTTCTGCGCTTTGTGGCTTCTTAGCATTTGAGAAAGCCTTACCAGCGTTTGCACCTGGTACGTTTTCAAAATTGCCTGCGCCTTTTAGCTTGCCTTCGCCCTTGCTATATTCATTGCTTGGACCTTTATAAGCCTTGCCATCTGGGTCTTCGTTTGAAGATTTCTGTGCGATGTTCTTTGCAGTGCCGCCCATGTCGTTCTTGCTAGCAACTACGCTCTTCTTCTGAGTTGAAGACTTGTAGCTATTAACTGCACCAACTGGCATGCCTTCGCTATTGCCTGGGTTTGCAACCTTTTCTACGTATTCACGAACAACACCTTCTTCTGCAAAATCTGGATCGTGTGAGCCATCATGATGTTCTGGCTCATCTTTTTCATCAGCCATTAGCTTTTCAAACTCAGCCTTGAGTTCGTCAAGTGCATCTTCAAGGTCCATAACACGGTCTTCCATGCCACCTTCGCCTTCTTCATGACCCATGTCCATATCACCATCGGTGTCCATGTCCATGTCGTCATTGTCGCCCATATCCATATCCATGCCATCATCATCATGACCCATACCTTCATGGTCAGCTTCAATGTCATGCATCATGTCATCAGTTTGATCCATGCTGCCTGCTTCGTCCATGTCATGGTCATAGTTTTCATCCATTTCATCTGACATTTCTTCAGCAATTAGATCATTATAAAGTTCACGGCTCTTTCCAACAACAATGTTGTGGAATAGTTCTTTAGCCTTTTCTACATCGTCATTGATGATGTATTCAATAAGTTGTTCGTAACTATTACGCATATGTTAAACTCCTGTGGGATTTTGTCCTATGTTTATATTTAATAACTATTATTAAATATATCTTCAAATAGGTTGATTTTGACGAATTTGTGAATTATAAACCTGGTTGAGGTGCGGCTGTTGTGCCATACTGCTTTCTTACTCGTCCAATTTCTTCTGCATACTCAACATTCCGTTGGTCATTCATTTTACGCAATTGATTAATTTGTGCAAGTGTTAATTTAGTTTTGCGCAAGTCAGTCATTTTAGATACACTATTATCATGGCTTAAGTCTTGATATTCACCATTGTTATCATTAAACATCTCATTTAACAGCATATTAAAATTTCCTAGTGAATTTATTTAGTGTAGTTATGCGCCGCCACCCAATGCCGCACCTGCAGTAGCGCCACCTTGCGCACCGCCTGCTCCACCAGTTGGACTTGGTACGCCGCCTGCACCAATTTCACCACCTGGTTCTGGCGGTGGTCCGCCTGCTGGCGTAGCTTCTGCGCCTGCTCCTTCGATATCGCCAATAGTTTCAATATCTGTATTGATGCCACCAGGTGTTACACCAACGTTACGCAAATCTGCGCCTTGCATTTGTGATTCTGGTTGTCCTTCACTACGTTCTTCATGCCACATTTTATCATTTTCAGCAAGTTCAACTTCACTTAGACCCAAATATTTCTTAAGCATAAAACGCTTACTCAAATAATCTGTTTGATTAATTTGAGTAAAACCAGCAATACGACTAGCATTTAGTTCAATTTCACGATATGCTGCAAAGTTTTGTGGCTCGTTGAAACGTAATTCAAAGATACTATTATCAAGATTAAATCCACGATGTTTTAAAAACAACTTGAATTCATCATCAAATTTAGGTGAAATATATTTCTGTAAGCGTTTGCAATATTCATTAAAACGATATTCTTGAATAAGTGCAGTTGTTACTTTGCCATCTGTAAATGAACGATCACTATCTTCTGGACCTGTTGGCAAATATGAACTTGGAATACGTAACGCACGAAACATCTTATTAGTAAAGAATCGTAGATCGTCAATTTCACCAAGATTTTGACCACCTGGTAGTACTTCTACACTACTACCACGACCTTCTGCAGTTTGTGGAAAGAAGAAATCTTCATTCATGCTCATTGGATTATATGAAGCATCCATTAGATTTTGCCCACCACCACTTTGTGTTGGAATACGACGCTGATTGATTTCATTCTTAACACGCTCAACAAATTGCATTGCAAGATGTGCTGGCATGTTGCCTACGTCAATCTTGAACATTCTACGTTCAGGCGCACGAGAGATACGATAGATTAGAATGGCGTCTTCTAATAGTTCTTTTTGCTTGAATACTTTAAAGAT